ACAACATCTACACAGAGATGTTTCGAGGTGACGGAAACCAAAGCGGAAGCCTTTTTTTCGAGACAGTTCCTTCATCAAGTCATACGAAGCTTCGTGTAATGGAGATCATGCACTTTCAGCCCACTGCTGGAACGACGTCCCTCCTTAACAACTCTAACCTTCAAAACTTTCTTGCAACACAGTTCAACTACGAGTCCTACACAAAGTCAACTGCGTTTTATGTCCTCCCGGTCTTTGATGACATTCTTCGAAGGGGCATGATGGAGACAGCAATTCGAGTAAGACGATCAAACTATTCGTATCAGCTTGTCGGTCGAAAGATTAGAATCTTTCCAATTCCGCAACCTAACTTTGGTGATACACAACTCTGGCTTCGCATTCAGGTTCCGCAAGATCCTATGAATCCAGACGTTCCTGACGCGACGCTTAATGGAATTTCAAATCCGTCGCAGGTTCCATTCACAAACGTTCAGTTTAGTTCCATCAACCAAATGGGACGTCAATGGATTCGAAACTACACACTCGCTCTTGCAAAAGAAAAACTTGGCTACATTCGCCGCAAACTCAAGACTATTCCCGTTCCCAACGCCGACCTCACCCTTGATGGAGCCGAACTCGTCACTGAGGCTCGCGAAGACAAAAACAAGCTTCTTGATGACCTAAGGGAGTTTATGCAATCACTCACGTATGACAAGTTGATTGAGCTTGAAGCGCAAAAAGCTGAAAATCTCAACAAACAAATGCGCTTTTTGCCAATGATAAAACCGATTTTCATTGGGTGAGAGAATAAATGTCAAGGCTTTTCATAACACAACGTGAACTTAATTTCATCTCTGACATAACTAAAGAGCTTGTCTCTGATGTTGTTGGGCAGAAGATCTATTACTATCCCATTTCTGAGATTAAAACTCGTGTTCATGATGTTTACAATGAAGCTCCCGAGAAAATCTACGACAACCCAATCGAAATAAACTGTCTTGTCGATTCACCAGAAAATGATACGACGACGAACATGTTTGGTCCTCAAATGACCCGCAAGATTGAAGCGTTTCTTCAATGGCAGGACATGATTGATCGTGGAATCAACATTTCCGTCGGCGATTTCATTCGTTATGGTGAAAACACATACGAAATAAACAAAGTCATTCAGATGCGAAACATCTATGGTTTGGCTGAACAGATTGACGGAGTGAAAGTCGTCTGTACACAGGCTCGTGAAGGCCAGTTTTACGCGAAAATTGTTGGACCTACCGAGACAACCTTCAGCGACGCAGATGCAATTCAACGTAACTTTTCGCAAACTCGCGGCGCTGACATTGTTGATGAAAAACAAACAGGCGACAAGCGCGCGCTTCAAGAGAATGGTGTTCTTGACAAACCAATTTCGGGTCCTGCCAAAGTCAATCATGCTGATGACAACGATCCTGAAACGGGCAGCAGCTTTTACGATGAGACGTAACCCATGACAACAAGATTTAATGCGGGTGATCCGTTTGGTGTTCCGTCAGGATATGCAGGTGCAAATATTCCTTCAGGGTTTGAACTGCCAAGTGTCAGCATTGAAGACGTTGATCGTGCTCTCTTTGACTATTTTGACAAAGATCTCGCTCTTATGGTCTCAAATGGCAGAACAGCCACCACCAAGAAGGTGCCAGTCATCTTTGCTGGTGGCGAAAAGTGGGCTATGTCAAAGCGAGGAAGATCATTCAGGGACAAAACTGGTGCCCTCATTCTTCCTCTTGTGACGATTCATCGAAAAGAAATCGTTCAGGATGTCAAAAAAGATATCACGGGAAGAGGAATCAATCAACAGACAGGTGAGCTTGTCATTAAACGTAGGCTGAGTCCTCTTGATCGTGCATATCAAAACCTCGTCAACAAACTTGGAATCGTCAATCAACCGAACACGTCAAATGAAACTCTAACGTTTCAAACAGACAGGGTTACGGGCGCAAACGCGTTCGACGCGGACATAATTAATGGCGGTCTGATGGCACCAAAGTTTGGCGATAATGTCTGGGAAGTAATAACGATCCCATCACCTCAATTTTTCACAGCAACTTATGAAGTTACGTTTTGGTCGCAATACATGCTTCATATGAATCAAATACTCGATAAGATGATGTCAGCATATCTTCCAACTGCCAACGGAACGTTTCGTATTGAGACACCAACTGGGTATTGGTTTATCGCAACAGTCGAAGGAAACCTTTTTTCGTCTGAAGACAATGCTGATGATGCGTCTGACACCGAAAGACTCGTCAAATACAAAGCAACGATTAAAGTCCCAGGTTACACCGTCCTTGCCGACGCTCCTGGAATCCCAGTGGCGATTCGCAAGTTTGTCTCGGCACCAATTGTAGCGTTTTCATTGGGTGACTCTGAGCATGAACAACTCATTGATGACGTCCCAATTGCCACAGACCCATACGAGGGTGCAGATGATCCGTCGGCAGGATTTTCGCTTGATGGCTCAATTCAACCACGAGAAAATGCGACGTTACAAGAGTCTGTTAACAGAGTAGTTATCACTCAGAATCCCTTCACAGGACGGGATCAAACAGAATACGTTCGTGTTTCAACACGAAATTCTCGCAACGGTGAAGCGACATTGCGTCCCGATGACTCAGTCACTATCAAGATTATCTAACACGTAAACTGATCTTTTGCGAAACGCTCAATACTTATACGTAGGCTTATTGTTTCTACAGGAGTTTTAAATGACCGAGCAGACGTTCCGTTCACCTGGCTTTTTTGACCGGGAAATTGACCAGTCGCAGCCAACTGCAACGGGTCCTACTGGCGTTCCCGCTGGCGTTATTGGAACGTCGGACAAGGGACCAGCTTTCGTTCCCGTTACACTGGCAAGCATGCCTGACTTCGTCAAGACGTTCGGCAATCTCAACACCAAGAAGTACGGCCCTTACGCTGTAAATGAGTTTCTTAAGCACAGAAATGCGCTTACGTTTCTTAGAGTTCTTGGCGCTGGCACCACTGACACTTCCGCCGATATTTCAAAGGTTCAACTTACAGGTCAGGCGAAGAACGCCGGATTTGTTGTGACTGGCTCAGCTGCCGCAAACGACACAAGCGGCCGCCACATGGGCGCCGTTCAATTTATTTCTGCGAAGCACACGCTTCAAGCAAACGAAGCGTTTGGCATGCCTATGTTTACACAGAATGATTCCTACACGGGATCTACTGTCAATCTTGTTCGCGGAATGGTGCTTCTTGCATCTGGCACGCGTATGATGATTCTTGACGGAAATCAAACATCAGTTGGTGCATTTAGCGCAACGACTCCTGATGACGCAGCAATGACAGTCGATGGACTTGTCAAGATTGTTCTTTCGTCTTCAAACGGAACAACGTTTGGAAACGTCGATGGAAACATCGGAGTAAAAATCTTCTCGGCCTCGTTCGATCCAACAAGCGCAAACTACTTTGGCAAGCTTCTTAACACAGATCCTGACCAGTTTGCGACAGCACAGCACCTTCTTTACGCTGAGTTCCCTGTTGATGATGAAATCGCAACTGTTATCACGGCATCAGTTTCGTCTGGGTCTGCAACGACTTCAAACGTCTCAGGTGACACAACAATGGCGTTCCGAAATGTCTTCGGACACTTCGATGCAAGGTATCAAGCTCCACGATCTCCAATTTTCATCTCGCAGCCTTTCGGAAACACTGAGTACGATCTCTTTAGCTTCGAAGCGCTTGACGACGGCGAATATGCTAACAAGCTTTACAAGATCTCGATTGCTGGTCTGAAGGTTTCTTCTGACCAGTCGAATCCTTATGGAACATTCACCGTCCTTATCAGAAGCTGGGCAGACACAGATACGAACCAAGCTGTACTCGAGCAGTTTCCTAACTGTTCACTCAACCCCGACGCAGAAAACTACGTTGCTCGTGTAATTGGAGATCGAAAGATTTCTTACAACTTTGACTCTGAACAAGAATCTGAGCGTCGTCTCGTAGTGAGTGGCAAATACGCCAACATGTCTTCTTACGTTAGGGTCACTGTCAGTGACTCTGTTGAACGTAAGAGTGTTCCGGCATCAACACTTCCATTTGGTTTCAGAGGGCTCGAAGTTCTCAAGACGAATGACGCACTGCGCGACACAACGGGAACAACGTATCGTCACTGTGGAGTTGGACATGCTCTCAGCTCGTCAATTCTCCCACCAATTCCATACAGATTCAAAGTCACCAAGGGTGCTGTGGCAACCTCAGGTTTCGTTGGTTCTCCTGGAACGACAGAGATTGTCAACGGCAACTACTACTGGGGCGTCAAGTTTGAACGCAACAACACATCGGCACTCAACACGAACGCCAACTCTGAAAAGAACGCGCTTCTTGACTCACTTACCAAGTTTGTTGGAATCCGCAAGCTGGACGCTCTCGTGACCGGCTCGGGTGCTGACACCTTCAACAACAATAAGTTTACCCTCGCTCGTGTAGCACTTTCTAATGGCTCTGTCAGTGATCTGACGGGAACCATCGAAGCTCACATGAAGGAAGCCGCTTACATTCGTAACGGAAAGCCTGATCCTGCGACTTACACGATTAACGACGGAGTTCTTTCAACGCGAGTCACCCTTGCAACGCTTGTTGCACAGACTTCGTCTGTGGCATTCAATCGCTTCGCTCCATTCGCAAAGTTTACGACATTCCTCGCTGGCGGTTTCGATGGACTCAACATCCTTGATAATGCAGCTCGTCGAATG